CCCTTGGCGAGTGTTCCTGGAAACTCAAAGTTAACCACGAACATATTAGGCTTAACGCCTTGCCTGATTCTCTGCAGAAACTCATTTACGTTAGAGTTAATAGCCATTGTTTTTTCCTTTAATTAAATGAATTACGCTTGTCCAACTACTTCACTGAAAGCAACTCCAGATCTAGTAGCAACAAAGGACAGGGTGATGTAATTGATTGAACGTGTTGGTTTTACAAATACTTCAGCAACAAATTCATTTCTATCAATTACGGATGCGGTGTTGTTTGATTCATCACAAACAACTAGGTAATCAGTAATACCTCTCCTTGCCTGAACCTCAGTGAGGTAGGAAGAAAGCGCATTGGTGAAACCAAGTCTTGTGGTCTCATCATTTTGCTCAAAGAGTACACCCTTAGCGAGTGATTCTGCTCTCTTCTCAATGTTGATGAAGAGACGACGAACGTTAATTCTGTCGAATGCAGAAGGTGAAGACAATGCAGTCTTATCACCAAAGAGTGTGATACCTTGACCAGGGAAAGAAACAATAGGATTGATTCTTGCTTGATAAAGTTCATCTCTATCTGCAGCAGTTGGGTTGAATGCAAGTTTAATTGCATTACGAACTCCACCTCTGGATAATCCAGCAGGAGAGAACCAGTCATCAAGTGTTGCAGAAGTAGAAACACACAGACCAGCAACGTCTCCGTTACATGGGATGTATCTGTACTTATCGTTAAAACGATCGTAGAAATACTTGAATCCACTGTCTAGAACTGTGTAAGAACTAGATGATATAGCAGAGAAGAAAGCGATTGTGTTAGTTTTCTGTTGTGCTCTTGATAGAGTTACAGTACCAGATACTTGATTCTCTTTAAATGCAGATAAGAAAGCGATTGCATCTTTTCTTAGACCAGCAATTGTTGCACAATATGCTGCCTTAGTTTTAGCATTTGCTTCTGATCCACCAGGGATTCCTCCACCCATTAAGATGAAGTCAATGTCTGTACTTTCTTTATCAGAGAATAGATCTAAACCAGATTCAAATTCTCCGTTAGTGTATTCATAATCATCAGTACCGCCTGTTAGAGTAGTCTTAACTACGCCACTAAGTTTCATCCACATCGTTCCACTTGTAGGAGATGCAGAACCCCATGCAGTACCTGCTTGAGTTGTAGAAGGTGCGTGTGCTTGTGTTACAGCAGATCCAGCGTAGATATACTCAGAAAGAAGTTCTAACTGGTCTACGTAGTATGCTGATCCACCTTCACCATTTTTACCATCTGTTAATTTAGAAAGGAAAGTCATTCTCTCAACGATGCTTCCTTTACTACCAGATACAGATCCATCTCTATCCACAACAGCGATGTGTACTTCATCGTAGTAAACACCTTTGTCTGCAGCGTATGCAGATGTACCAGGACGAGGACCGATAGCAGAAAGACGAGTCTCGCCACTTCCTGCAGCACTCTCTTGTCCATCAATATTAGTATTTGTCCACCAGTCGTATGCTTCTGTGATAGCGATTGAAGTATCCTGAACTGCACCGATAGTTAATGTACCAGTTGCACCACCAGATTGTGTGACTGTTACAACATCGTTTGCTTCATAGAGTGTACCACCACCTGCGTTAACAACGCCAGTGATAGGACCAGTAACTCCACCAGAAGGAATTGTGAATGTTGCGTTAGCACCAGCACCTGTGATTGTGATTACATCGCCTTCTGCATAGTTTGCATCACCAGCAGTATTGATTGCTACACTATCAACAACACCACCAGTAGCAGTGAAGTCAACAGTTAGACCTGCGCCAGTTCCAGTAGATGTTGTTGCAACTCCAGTTCCTGTTGCTGCGTATCCAGAACCACCAGCAGTGATAGAACCGAGAGCGTTAACTGTACCAGTAGAAACTGTAATGTTGACTGTTAATCCAGATCCATTACCACCTGTAGTTGCTAAACCAGTAGCAGATTTATATCCAGTACCACCTGTTGTTACTGCTAAAGTTGTTGCTACACCAGTATCAGGAGTGTCTAGGGTATTTGTTGTAGTTAGCAGAGTTGATGGATCATCAAGTATAACAGCTGCAGTGTATGAACTAGAGTCCCAACTAAGAACTTCTGCTGTCTTACCATTTGAGAATGTTAAGTTAGTACCAGCAACCATTCCTGCGGGAACAGATGAGAATGTAATATACTGGTCTGCACCACGGTCGGCAACCACAACGTCTAGTGCGTTACCATGTGTACCAGCGGTTTTTGCTGCGAATTTCCATGCAGGATTACTTCCTTTAATTCTAGAAGAGTAATCTGTGCCGTTTTCGATAATTGCTGCTGCACCTGCATTGACTGCTCCAGTCTTTGCACGAACAACAGAAAGACGTCCACCATAGTTCAAGAACTCAGATGCAACGAAGAAATCGTCTGCATTAGAGTCACCTGGTGATCCGAATGTTTCTATTAGTTCTCTCTGTGAAGAGATCGTGATGACTTCATTAATCGGACCCTTCTGAAAAGTTGAAACAACTGCAGCAGTAACTGCTGAAGAGTTCACAACTGTACCAGCTGTAAGGTCGCGTTCCTTAATGACTACACCAGGCGAGATTTGACTTGCCATGTTTTTCTCCTGAAAAAGTACCCAAATTTTTGTCTACAGTTATTTATTATTTTGGATGCTTTAGATGGGGAAACAACGCATGAACATTCTACCAGTCTGGATAATCTGCTAGATATGGAGGTAAAGGTCTAGGTCTATTCTTCTTTTTTCTAGATGCTGTAACTCTTTTCACAGTACAGTCCTTACACTCGTAGGAATATCCAGAAGGTAATCCTTTCTTATGTTTCCTTACAAGATAGAAATCTTCAATTAAAACCTTTTGTTGACCACATATCCTGCATCGTCTTTCTTTGAATAAAAGATGTTCCAGACTGAACTGATCCCCAATATCCATCAGTAGTTCCACATATAACCAACTTCTTCTTGTTTGTCGCCATATTCCCACAGGTTTCCGTCTGCGTCCAAGAAGGTATCATCACCCATACCATCATCGACAAACCCAAAGGGAGCCATGTCTTGCTCAATTTGATTACGTTGTTCTTCATATATCCTCCTACGAACATCTTGATCAGTCATTTCTTTGAAGTAATCTTGCATGACTAACCATGCAAACAATACCATACACATAACAAGGTCATCATGATATCCCTCGTCTGCTTCCCACGCCTGTTTCTTTTGTACAAACGTGGTAAGTTCTTGGAAGATATTAAAGTCATTGAACAATAACTTGTCTTCTTCAATAATTGCTTTGAGATTAGCACAACCTATTTTCTTTACGGTCACACTCATCTTAACACCTAATTGTGTTTTTGATCCTGAGAACCCTTGCCCCACGACTTGACCTGCTCGCCCACGCATAGCACACATAAGAATGTTAGGATATTCAAGATCGTAATTAAGAGTAGCAGCGATAGAGTCTCCAATGTCGTTTACCTCAACTAAAATGTACGGACTATTATATTCTTTTGCAACCTGAAAAATTACCGAGGGAAACAGTACAGGCTTAATCTCATTATTTCTGTATTTCGCAACGATCTGATACGGCATACTGGTGATATCAAACACGATGAAAGCAGAATAGTCGCCACCGATTCCTCGGGCAACGTCAACAGTAATGATATATTCGTGATCTTTTTCTGCTCTCGTAAAAACGTCAAGTCCTGCATTGCTACTAATGGGGTCAGTGAAAGGGATAGTTTGTAGTTTTGCTGGACTAATTAAAGTATCAGCAGAACCAAGGAAGTCACACTCAAATTCTTGAGCAAATTGTCTCTTAGAAGTGTTCTTTATAGTTTCTTCTTTCCATTTTGCATCTCTACCTGGAACTTGAGACCAGTGTACTTCGTTTGTGATATAGTTATTTTTACCACGTCTAGCATCTTCCCACATCTTATAGAAGTGGTTCATACCATTTGGTGTAGATATAACAATTACTTTAGTTGACCTACCAGAAGTAATAGTAGGATAAACCGAGGCAAAGAATTGCTCTGCGACGTGGTTAGGGACGAATGCAAACTCGTCAAGGAATAGAATGTTAAAGGACATACCTCTAACTGCACTAGCAGAGGTAGAAGCAGCCAATATTTTAGATCCGTTTTCGAGTTCGACATTACCCTTATTCCATACTAAAATTCCATGTTGCATCCATTTTGGTAGATTCTCATACGCTAGTTGTAACCTACCTAATAGTTCTCTAGCAGTAGATGCTTTGTTTGCTAGGATACCTATATTTACACTATCATAAAATATAGCATAATATAATAGATATGCAACCACAGTCGTAGATTTACCAGTCTGTCGTGGTAGTTTTGCTATATTGAACCTGTGATTATGAAAGTCTTTTAGAATATCTTTTTGAAAATCATACATGTCGAAGGGCACTAGACCTTCATCAAGAGAAATGATTTTTATATAATTGGTAGCAAAGTATATTGGGTCTTGCTTACACTTGACCCATTCATTTATTTGTTTCTTTGTAAATTGAATCTGGGTACCCGCTTTCTTTAGATTCGGATTACCTAGATATATTTCATTTTGAGACACAACAAATACTAGTTCAATATTATTATTTAGATAGCATAGGGAAAGAAGAACTCATCCATCATAAGATTAGCATTATCCTCACCAAAATTACTAGTCATGTATCCTAAGATAGGATCTAGTTTTTTCATGTAAGTATCAAAGTCTTGATAAAAACTTATGTCTTCTCCAGTAGGTTTTGCATCATCAATCATCTTACGATAGGTTTCAAGATACAGTCTAAACTCAGGTAGATAGTAATCAACTTCACTAAAGGTACAATACCTTACAAAAATATTCTTTGAAAAATGATTACCCATCTCAAAGAAGCGATACTCTTTCTCTGCCTTAGGTAAACCATCTACAGAAAACACATGTCCTTCTACTGGATGTTGAAAATCAAATACTATGATAACTTTTTTTTGAAAGAACCCCATGAGATCCATACCAAAACAGGGAAGGTTATGTCCTGTCTTGGGATAGATTACATTGTTATAGATATTTGATTTATCATTCTGAATATCTACTTGTCTTGATTTTATAAAATGTGGAGCAGTAAAAATATCTGCTGTTAAAGTAAGATCATTCTTACCTTTCCATTCACACCATCGTGAATCAAATTTAAACTCAGGGAAAACATCATCAAGAACTTTTTTATAGTTAACCCAGAGATCAACTGTGTTTATCACCTATTTTTGCTGCTGTAATTTTTCTAAAACTGATACTTCTTGCATCGGTGCAACATCATTTAGACCATTTGCATCGAACCAAGGTGCATCTTCCCAACTAAATCCTTCACCAAATGTATTATCAGGTGCTACAACATACCAATGACATTTAGCATCAGGTATATCAACAGCACACACTGCCCAATCATCTGCCCACTGAGGAACTTGTACATACATTACTGGTAAGTGATTTGCACCAGCAACACTTGGTAATCCTATTAAGATTCCCCACACAAAAGTTAATACAAATCCTATAGTAACTAACTTACTTTTCATTTTTATTAACCTCTCTGTAATCTAGTTCAGTAGCAATAGCCATTCCTACAGTGTAAAGAGCATAACCACCGCCAAGTATAATAAAAAGTTCAATCATTTTTTAAAAACTCCTAATTTTGCTAAGACGTATACTCCTAAAATTGTCCAGAAGACTACTTCTAATCCAACGTTATTCATAATTATTCTCCTACTGAATGTATTACAGGAACAACATTCCTTAGTATATTATATAGATCTCTATTCTCTGCTGTGGATACTGGATAAAACTCAGCATGAGGATCAAACCCATCGTATCTTGTTGCTTGATTAATTACTATAGATCCATCAGGTCCTGAGACTGACCTGTGAAATGTATTGCGTGGTATCACTAACGCACCACTGTGTCTATTAAGATGTACTATATGATATTGATTCTTCCAGTCTCTATTGATCAACTCAAAAGTTCTCTCTCCCTGTACCACTCTATTACAATCGTCTTGAAAGCTATGAATATAAAACTGTTTACCTCCCACACAGTC